TCTTTGAGAAGTTTATTGGAGTCAGCCACTAACGGAGATTTTATTTCTAATTATATATCACTTAATTAGAAAATCACTTATTACCAAAGCTAAACACCTCAGTTTGTCCGCTCTCCTCAAGTTTTTTCTTATTCTCCCTTTCTACAGCATCATTCAACTTATCAATCCAAATTTGATATTCGTAGAATGGTATAGATTCTACCCAGGAAGGATCTAGTCCATGCTCTTTCCAGAGCCTAAATTTGAGATCAAAATAATTCTCTAAAGATATCTGAAATAACGAAAAGAGATCTGAACCCGGAGGGAAAGTAAATTGGGGCGGTGACCTCCCCATCACCGCACGAGTCACATTTAACTCTTATTTTAAGATCAGTACCAATTTTTATTCTTTCGGCTAATTCAAAATAAGCTGAAAACTCCTCCTTAGTCCATTCTTCAGAAGAAGAAACCATGGCTTCCTTGATCTTGAAATAATCCAAACCCCGCCACTCGCTTAAATAAAAAGGAGCAATTTTTATAAAACTCTCGTCAACCTCGTCTCCTCTTTTAACAGCATCTCTTACAAATGAGGATATTGCTTTTGTAACACCAATGGATGGTGGTATCATCTTAATGGTTTTCCCTATTCTTCTAATAGGGAAAACAAAACATCTCTCGCTATGCGAATAGAACTTCTTTAGGTCCTCATTTATATCATAGTTGCTTAAAACCCCTGTTCTAAGCTCAATACCTTCCATTCCATTACACCCCTTGGTCGTACACCCACCTTCAGGGTTTACAATTATTCTATTTTCACCCTGGACAAATGTTAAATCACGAATAGCCATGATTATAAAAAATCTATCCTCTTGTTTTAGATCCTTATAGGAAACTACACCACTTTCATCAAATTTTATACGGCAGCAAGAATCAAGAATATAATTTAGCTTATCGTCTATGTCAAGCATATCATCCTCATCAATAGTAGAAAATTGACGTATCTCCTTCACCTCAGCAGGTCTAATAGCTATCCTTGAACTCTCAGGATAGAAAAGTCCCTGTGATGGTAGCATACCAATAGGTAAATTCTTCCAGCCAAGATCTAGTGGTCTAGTCTCACTTTCCTGAACCAAAGGTTCAGAGGGTAAATCATTAGTTTTCGGGGAAGATTCCTTACTATAAACATTGCCGGAAAGCTCAGTATCAAGATTTAGACCATTGGGGTCATCATAAACTATTCCGCCGGAGATTTCTTTTTCTCTTAGGATTTCTTCAGGAGATAGATTTTTATCAGACATATTTGTCATTTTCTCTATATACCACTAGGGTATAAAAATCAAAAATTATAGAAAAAATTAGTGATTAAGTTCCAATTACAAGAACAGGTCGTTCCAGTAATCTGACTTCCAAGTAGTGGAAATTGTATAAAGTGCATCACCAGTATCGTAAGACAATGTCATCGGTGTAATTGGCTCAACCAAGAAACAATTATTTAAGGTTATCCTTCTGAAAACGTCACCTTGCTTATTAAAAACCGAGACTACCATAGATCCAACATAATCCCTCTTTAAACCCATTGCTCCTGTAAGAGGGTTGTAAATAAGATCAGACCATTGTCTCAATATCTTATAAAGTGTCATCGAATTATTATCGTCAAGATTCACTTCAAAATCCATAGTGAACTGAACATCCGATGTTGATGGCTCGCCTCCAGCATATCTTCTTTCAGCAAACTTGTAATATTGTGTAACAGCATCAGAGGGTTGTATATCAACTTGTAATGCTGAAATACTCTTTACCTGCTGAGTTAATATTGTCTCGCCTCTGAATGTAGTATTTGATAGATTAATACCATTAGGCGGGGTAATAATAACCTCAAACTGGTTTAAGAAAACCGGCTCATAATTATTTCTCGCTGCCTTTGAATTATTAAAATGTGGTAAACCTGCCATCTACTTTTTTTTATTTTATAAGAAAAGATCGTCCCAATAATCAACCGCCCAAGTCATGCTAATTTCATAAAGGGTATTCCCGTTTACATATTCTAGTTCCATTGGATCTATCGCTTTGAGTGGGAAGCAATCCTTAAGTGTAATTCTTCTAAATACATCTCCATTTTTATTGAAAACAGAGACTACTATAGTTCCAGTATAATCAGCTTTAATACCTTGAGCTCCAGTCAAAGGATTATAAATAAGGTCTGTCCACTGTCTAAGTGTCTTAAAAACATACATGGAATTAGCATCATCCAGGTTAACTGTAAATTTAAGCCCCAGATCAAGAGTAGTAGTATCTGGCTTACCACCAGCATAGTTTCTTTTGGCGAATTTATACTTCTGAGAAACAAAACTTGGATTCTTATCAACCTCTAAACCATCTACTGAAATAACATGCTCAAGCAAAACAGGACCACCAGCTACTGCAGCTGGGGGAATCACATTTACCTCAAACTGATTGAGATAAACCGGCTCAAATTTGTTTACCGAGTTTATTGAGTTTTGATAATGTGGTAAGCCAGCCATTTAGTTCTTATCCTTTTTTTATATTTATCCAAATTTTCTATTTTGTCAAATTAAGCAAACTGAATAAATCCTCCAGCTGCGATACCACCTGTTCTAGTAACAGTGATTCTGTTAATGAACTTCTGGATACCCCTAGCAGGTTCGATAATCACATCAATTATACCAATGTTCTGATCGATAATTGATGGTGGATTATTTGAAGAATCCATAATTACCTGATAAGCATAAATACCTCCACCAGCTCTTACACCATCAAGGTAGTTATCAACCAAAGTCTTAATCTCTAGTCTAATTGAATCCTCGTTAAAGTCGAATAGGTAGTTAGCCATAATTTCTTCAACATCATTCTCTACACTTATGAGAAGGTCCCTCACGTGTACAAGATTAAATGCTGAGTTAACTGTTTGATATGCGGTTTGGTTTCCAAACACAACCACACCAAGGCCTCTTTTCTTAATAATAGGGTTAAGCCCTACTGGCTCCAACCAACCTCTATCTTCATCAGTAAAGTCATATTCAAGACCTACCAAGTTTTGCCCCGAAATAACCCCTCTTTTCTGACCTGCAATAATACTGTAAGGTTCGCCGTTTGCAAACTTTCTAACAAAGTTGTTGGAAATGTATGCTGCTGGTGGTACGTTTACATTTCTATTATTTTCCCTTAATGTCAAATAAGGGGTATAGAAAGCTGCGTACTTAGCACCCTGATCTTCCGTCGGTAAACTGAATGTGTAGGAAGGATTCAGGGAAAGGTTACCACCTTCTGCAATGTATTGAGATTTCAGAGATGGGTATGGATTCGTTTGTGTAGGTGCATCGGTAAATCTAGGATCTGTCGATGCCCTAAACTGACTCATAGAAGGAGCATTGATAAGTGCCAAAGCCTTTTGTCTCATCATTGCAAGCTTACTTAACTGGTATTTCGAGTTAGGTAAGATCTGACCGCTAAATGTATCTACAATGTATCTGAAAGAGATAACATCCTTAGCGGCAAGAGTTGCTGCAATGTTTGTATTATACATTACATCAAGTAATTCAGAAACCCTAGCATCAGTTCCATTCGGTCTGTGAGAATCCCTCATGGTAAATCCTTGTAGGTAAGTGAAATCAAAAGACCTTGTAAATTGAGGTATTGATTTGAACTTTTGGACCTGTATAGGAGTTCCAGCGTAATAGTAAACTGGTCTAGCTGTAGTGACCTGTACTACATTAGCAGTAGCGGTCTGAGATACAGCAGTTACCTTAGTCAATCTATTTTGTCTATTACTTCCAACAGTTTCACAGATATCAAGATCAGTAGATACTATCAAATCACCAACTGAGATAGGAGAAGAAGGTGTAGAAGATATCGTAAAGTTAGTTGGGTCAATTTGAGTTATTATATTAACAAACTGATTAATCGATCCAACGGAAGATATGATGTCTGTTTTACCAGCACTTACAGAAGCACCAATATTGTCCGATGCATAAACAGATCCGAATGCAGGATAGTCAGTAAGCTGATCTGGGCTTTGCCTAGATATATTGCTAAACGTTCTGGCGTAAGAGACCTTAAACTGATCCCTATCAACAGTAGATTCGTAAGAAAGGTAATTAACAGAACTTCCTGTATCATTCAACCAAATTTGGTCACCGTCTTCCAATTCACCGTACAAAAGATCTTGGTAGAAGTTTGTTGAAAGCTGTCCAGTTAATACGTTATTAGGGGTACCAGCGGTAGCACCTGTTGCTGGATCAACACTAATTATATCTAGGTAATCCGAAGATGCTATTTGATAATAATCAGCAGATACATTGCCAGAAGTTGCACCAACTAAATTAGTATATGGTACAACGCTTACCCCTTGAGCTGCGTAAGACGTAGTATCCAACGGGTGTGTCCACGTTAGTAGTACCTGACCAGAGGTTTGAATTGCACCGGAAATCTTCAATTTTACCAAATCATTTTCAGAGAATTGGTTAATCACAGATCCAGTTAATCCAGATAATCCAGTAACAGTACCTATAATATACGGGGAAGATGTTGCGCTTGGAGTTGCGAAACTAACAAGCTCGTTCTTTTCTGCGGTTGTCAGGGAAGCTCCTGTTACACCACTGTTTGTTACTATGTAGTGTAATCCTCCATATTTAAGAGAAGCATCATATGCGTTGAAAGCACTAGCTCCGATTCCGTAGGTTGAAGTAGCACCTACAGTAAACAAGGTACCGACATTAATAGAATCTGGTGATCCACCAGTAGCAGCGGTAATAGTTGTTAAATTCTGCGTGTATAAGTAATCAGCAGTAAGGTTCTGATCATAACTTAAGAAATTTAATCTTGCATCAACTATATCTCTATCAGCTGTAAGCTCATCAATTAAATGGTGCCCTACAAGATCGATCTTATACGGATTATTACAAAGGTCATCCATAGCATCCTCATCTACTGCACAGAATAGTCCTGTAGAAGGGGTGTTATTATTTATAAGCGTTTGGATGTACTGATTATTTCCGTTTAGATCCACAAAATCCGGAATCAAACATCCGGTAGTTGAAGTTAAAATATTAACGTCCGGCTGTGATAAGAAGTTATTAATTTGACTCTTTATAAATCCATTTCTTGTAAAGAAAGAACTCCATTTTGGATCCAGAGATAGTGTCTCATAGTCAGTCCAATCGCCCGAAACTGATATAACGTCTATAAAATAATCAGAGATATAATCATACGGGTGCATAAAGCTCGGAACATTGTCAGCTCCATACCAATCAAGCGCAAAAACATCAAAACCTTGCAATGGCGGGTTAGCATCAGTGGATTTCCTTACTATAACGCTCATAGCTTCTTTTCCAAGGTTAACCAAGTTGAATAATCTACCTGTATCAACCGCTGAAAGTGTGGCTAAGAAGTAATTAGTATCGGCAAACCAAAATCTCTCTTTATTATAGAAGGAAGAATACAATCTAGAGGTTAAAACACCATTAGATTGCTCAGTATCAATCGAATACCCAAAGTAATTTACAACATCAGCTGTTGGGCTATCTAGGTTATCATTTAAGCTTAAAAGATTCAGTGCAAACACCGGTCCGGTATTTAAACAAGCGAATATTGATCTGTGGAAATAAGATCCTTTAGCTTCTAACGTTTTGTCTATTTCTCCAAAAACTGCCACTGCTGTAGTTACATCTGGTAAATACACAGGAGCATTAAAAGGTCCTTTATTCGAAAATCCCACCACCAGTCGGATCGTCTGTGACGTTAGAATTACATTTTCTGATGCGTCAAATTCCAGCGTATAGACTCCTGATGCTTTAAATTGGGATAAATCCAGTTTGATTTTCTTTGCCATTATTGTACAAGAGATATTTTTGCCTACTATATATCTAAACCGAAACGAGCATTTTTGCATGCTCCTCGGATAGTAATACTATATATCAAGACTTGCAAACTTATTAGAGCAATTGACTGAAAGAACTGTAGAATCCACCTTCTTTAGTACCTTCCCCGCTATCACTCGCTTCCTCAAGTTTGAGATCTATAAGATCTCTATAAGTTGACTCGCCGAGATCATCATATAATTCACCAATCAGTTCGTAAAAATCAGAAGACTCAAACATGCCAGATAGGTTAACTATAGTCATGGCAACATCATCATGCCCAGATTGACTTGAATACGTTCCCCTGCCGTTTAAACCAAAAGAGAATAATTCAGGCACGGTCCAAGATGATTCATTTACGATTACCCTATTTAACCTCATTTGAGATCTAAGGATCTCACAATATTTCATCTTGTTTTTCTCGTTATACTTTATCCCCGGCTTTCTCATTCTAGCCGACTCGGTATGTTTAGTATGAACGAAAATTTCCATAGGAAATTCGTCGTTATTTGTAAGCTTATCTATTAGAAGTTCACCCTTGAAATTTATCTCCAGCAATACCCTTACATTTTCAGGGTTTAGAAGCTTTACTACAACGGATTCTAGAATTTTTTTAAAATCCTCCACTTCTATCTCATTATCCCTATAAATTCCAACCTGTAAAAGACCAAAAAAGTCAGATTCATCCTGGAAATCATCCATACTCTCTATTACCTTTTTAGGTAAAGGAACTACTTTAAAAATATTTAATAC